GGCATGGGCTGGGGCACCTTCCGCATCGAAGATTGATCGTCAACGCCACATCGCAGGCTGGGCAAGGCCAGACGAGGTCAGGCGCGCAATCGCATGTTACGGCAGGCGTGGCGGGGCTTGGCCCGGCAAGGCTGGGCGGGGCACGGCAGGCAAGGCGGGGCGGGGCCGGGCTAGGCTAGGCGCGGCATGGCAACACACGGCGTGATGGGCATCACTATAAAAGGCCCGCATTCTCCAATATGAAAACGAAACCAAATGAAACGGCATCTCTTGAGGAACTCCTTGGGAAGATCGCGCAGAAACACGGCGGGACATTGACACCGGAACAGGTGCTAAAAGCGGCGGCTCCGAAAAGCTCGCCGCTACACCAGCACTTCCAATGGGACGACACGGAAGCGGCGAGGCAATACCGCTTGATGCAGGCCGGCCAGCTCATCCGCAGGGTCCGCATTACCTACTCCCCAAGCGAGGGCCGCGAGTTCCGCGTCCGCGCTTTCGTGAACGTCACCCCTGAAGCGTGCGAAGACGAAAGCCCGCGTGGCCATTACGTCTCTTTCGAGACGGCAATCGGAATCCCGAACTACCGCGAGCAACTGTTGGCAAATGCGCGGCGGGACGCTGAGACTTTCAAGCAGAAATACGCCACGCTTGAAGAGGTGCTTCCAATCATCCAAGCCATCGACGCAGGCTTGGCCCGGTAGGCCCGCAAAGGCTCGACTCGTCATGGCAGGCATGGCGAGGCCTGGCACGGCGAGGCATGGCAAGGCACGGCAGGCAAGGCTCGGCAAGGCATGGCACGGCAAGGCATGGCGAGGCACGGCAGGCGTGGCGCGGCGTGGCGTGGCGTGGCAAGGCTGGGCGAGGCTGGGCAAGGCATGGCAGGCAAGGCAGGCAAGGCTTGGCAGGGCAAGGCACGGCACGGCCCGGCAAGGCAGGCACAACACGGCGACATGAGCAGGTCTATAAAAGGCTCACTTTACCTCTTCCATTGCGACGAGAACCTTGAAAATGCACGCTGCGACGACTCCAATCACCTCGCAGTCCCAAAGGTGGTTCGGTGCGTGCTGCTTAACGAGTTCCCATCGCCACAAGCCCGGTTTCACCTCGCGCTTTTGCTCGTTCTGCATCTGGCTGTGGTAGTTTTTCGAGGCATCGACCGGCACTCCGAAGCTGCCGCTACCCATCAATGCCGTTAGTCGGTCTTTCGCCAGCAGGTTGGAAAACGGAATGATCTGGTAAGCCTGACCAGCGGACGAAATGCAGTTGATGTAATCGCCGAAAATGCGCCGGTATTTCTTTTCACCGTAACGCTTGATATAGCCGTCAACGTCCGCGCCTTTTGTAAGGTTCCAAGGTTTTGGGTCGTTCGGTGTCGCTGACCTCATTGCCTCGTTGGCAACCTCCTCCTGCTGGTATCCGCAGTCCACGAACACGCACCGGTTTTCGACGCCGAAACGCTCTTGCAAGTATCGCACGTTGTCCCATGTCTCAACCCGTCCCTCCCAAAGTAGCCGCGATTGCCCGCCGATCTTCCATGCGCGAATACCAACCCATCGGTGGCCCTTCTGGTTGTCCACGGTCATAAAGCGGAAGTCTTCCAAGTCCCATTTTGCGCCTTCGTGGAACTCGTTCTTGGAATACGGATCGCCAGTGTCGGTCAGCCTGGGCGTGTCAGACGGCGGCGACCAGAACGACGCGAAACGCTGGGTAATGATTTGCTCCAGCTTCTCAAGCTGCCCGTTCTTCTTCTCCTCGTTGGCGACGATCCATTCTTTCACAATGTCGCTCCACCGATAGCGCCAGACGGTCATGAAGGTTGCCCGCAACGTCATCCGCTCGGGCATGAATCGCCCTTCGTCCCACACCGGGCGGCACTTGGCCCACTGTCGCCGGTTGTATTCCGTGTCCTCAAACTCCGTCCCGCAGTGCGGGCATTTCAAGCGGACCGTGGCGAAGATGGCCGGCCAATCCAGTTCCTCGTTGCCGTCGCGGATTGTCTCATATTGGAAATTCTTCCAGTCAAAAACGTGACCGGTTGAGCAGTGCGGGCAGAGATGTTCCAGCTCATGCCACTTGCCGTCCTTCGCGTGCTTGTGCCACTCGGTTCCTTCGTTCCCGCCTTGGGACATGAGCAAGTTCTTGCGGTTCCATCGCCCGTGATGGCGCTTCAAAAGGAATCCGATCATGCCCTCATCCCATCGCCAGCACTCGTCGCCCGCCGTGTTGACCATCGACTTTTCCTGCAGGTCGGTGACGTTCGCGGCGCCGGCGAAGAAATTCATGTGCCGGAAAATCACCGAGTCCTTCTTCCAGTTGGACCGCTCCGGCCCGGTCGGGATGTAGTCGCGGGTCAGCGGCGAAGTCTGCCAAACTTTGCGCATCCGCGACTCCATCCAGTCCTTCACCATGTCCGTCGTCTGGCCAATGACCAGAGTGTCGCCAGGGTCAACTGCCACGATGCGGGTACACCACGATTCAAGGATCGCCGTCTTGCCAAACCCGACGCACGCCAGAACCGCAATCTCCCGCACCTCGGAATCCTCCAGCCAGTCGAAAATTGTGCCGTGCGCCGGCACGGCATCGAGCGAATATCGAGCCCCCTCCGGCGAGTTCGGGAGATGCACGTTCTCGCTTACCCACTCGCGGAGCGGCATTTCTGGCGGCGGGCGAACACCGAGCCGGAAGCCGTCAAGGTAGGGTGTCGGGCGCATATTGCGAGAGTTCCACCAGCTTCTCGCGGGCGTATTTGTCGATGGCCTTTTTCACCTCGCCTGCCGGTCGGCCAGCAAGGACCGGCGTAAGGTCGCTTGCCATCTTAAGCATAATCCCTTGAAGGACGAGTCCGAGTTTCTGGCCATCGGCACGCTGTGCTTCCTGCGAAACGTAAAGCCCGCGCTCGACGTCAAGCTCTAGCTCCTTGAGATTCGCCTCCGCTTTGAGCTTCCGTAATTTGACGCCAGCCAAGTCTTCCGTCGCTTCTTCCCGGTCCCGCACCTTTGACGCTCGCGCCATCAGTGCCTGTAGGTCGTAAACGTTTACGCCTTCCTTGCTCCATTGGCGGATTGTCCGAACGGTCACGCCGGCTAGCTCGGCCAGTTCGGCTTGCGTGCGGTCTCCTTTGGCGTGCGCTCCCATAGTAAAGGGGTAGTGAGGTTCGAAAGTTGTCGTAAAAAAAGAGCGGAATGCGCCTTAACCCCGAGTGGCTATCTCATGGCGTAGGGTTCCCGTATGGGGGTGGATAGTGCGATAAAGTGCCATAAATGCGCGTTTTCTGTCTGTATTGCTCATTTCTTTAGTGCGTTATGCACTACCCCCCGCCCTCTTATACAGCGAGACCATAGGCTCTAGCGTATCGGCCAATGCCTTGCGCTCAAACGGTTGCCAAGTTTCAATCGGCCTTGTGCTGTCCAGCCCCCTGAAATGCTGTGCAATATGGCCCGCCCACTTGATCCAGCGTGTCCCATCCGCCTTTTGTCCTAAGCTACTGCCTCCGATATCGGCTACTTCCTCGTCGCCTATGATGCCGATAAGCTTGAGCTGTCGACTATCCGCTTCGAGACATTCCCTGCGCTGTCTTACCTTGTGGATTCCATGATACACATCGGCCTGTTCAGGCGCCAAGCCCGGAACGTGTTCACGTAGCCATTCGTGCAGCCTGCCGTGATACTGGTCTTTTGCCTTGTCGATAAGCGTGCCTACGTCAGCGGCAGCATTTAGCGCCTTGTCGATGTTCTGGCGTGCCTCGGTGGCGATGGACAGCGCCTCCTGGTGCTTGATGGCAATCTCAGTGGCTAGGCTTGTGGATAGTTCTTGGTTCATAGATTGGCCTTCATGTATGGACTGGCGGGAAGCTGGTGTCTGCGGCAGAAATCGACCGCTCGATGCGAAATAAGCGCCCTTGTCGTGCCTAGCTTAGCTGCGATCTCTGACATCGAGCGCCCTGCTAGGTTGTTCGAGCCGATAGCGTATGCCACGCCAAACTTTTCGGGGCAATCGGGCATTTCGTCGATTACAGCCGAAAGGATAGCCATCATTTTACGCGCTACTTCGATCTCCTCAGAGGGAAAACTATCCTCGTCCTCGTAAGGATGCCGCCAGTGCGTATCGGCTAAATCTTGCTGCACGCTCGCTTTGTGCGGCAAATCGCGCTATCTGTCAAACTTGAATATCCGGAGGACAGTCAGAATTGGCAATGGCGTCGGCGCGCGGGATTGCAAGCTTCAGACCGGTTGCGGTGGCGACGGGTGACACCTTGCCAAAAACCTGCGCGGAATCAAGCGGCAAATGGGAGGTAACAAAGTTACTGGCCGTAACAATCCCGTGTTGGAGGCTAACCCCTTGAAAATCATGGCGGGAGGCCCTACTTACTTACTCTACAACTAAAAATAGATTATTATTATTAGAGCCCTCTCCTATAGGGTCTCTCTCTCTAAATTTCTCTCTCTATTTATTAGCGTCTATTGCGCGGAAATTACCGTTACCTGTAACCCGTTAGAAATCAAAGGCAATGCCCGAACAAACAACAACGGTCCGCAAAAAAGCCCGACCCCGGTGAAGGGATCGGGCTGGCAATCGTGGAGGATCACGACTTCACTGGGCGAACACCGAGGCGGTTTTCCATTTCGATCAGGTGAGCGTCAGTGATGATTTTCCTCGTCACCATCCCACGTTTCTCTTCGCCAAACAGCAGCTTCCCATCCCTCATCCACTGGTAGATAGATGGGCAAGAGACTCCATATCGCTGAGCTACTTCGATCACTTTGTAATTTTGCATAACGTGTGGAAGTTGGGGTAGTAGTAGCGGCTCGTCAAGCACGAAAAAGCCCGACCCCGGTGAAGGGATCGGGCTGGGAAATTTTGCGCCGAAATCAGAACGGGATGTCGTCGCCGTCATCCGTGGTCGGCGCGGCTTGCTCCGGCGGAGGTGCCGCAGCTGCCCGCCCGACGGGCTTAAAGTTGCCGACAATCGGCCCCTTTTCACCGGCTTCCCGCCGCTCTTTAGTGAGGTTGACGGCGGCGAATCCGGTGTA